AAGATAAGTAATAATATTTATTAAATGCAAATAAAACGCAATAAACTTTTAAATAAAATACATTTAACAGAGTAAAAAAAATTAATATTGTCCCCTTGTTTTGTTTATGTTTGCTTTTAGGGTGGAGGATATAACGCGAGGGAAGGACACGCGCGGACAAACTCGGAAACTTTGGAGGGCGTGAAACGTTGGAAGGCGTGAACACTGGGGGCGTAGAGGATACCAACCACCACCACGCCGACCCCCTAGGAAAAAGCTAAAAAATCCGAGCCAAAATTTATTTTTACAGGCAAGACGGCAGAAAAAAAACACTTTTAAATTTGGGGTGGGTGTGTCGTAATATATATATAACCCATTACCTGTACATGTCTAATATTTTTTTGTATCTTTACAATAAATAAAACGTTATGGACGGATTAACAATTAAGAACGGTAGGTTAATAAATAACAGACCTGATGGTATGTCTGGAATAGAGCAAGCGTCTCTATATAGACAACAAATGAAGAAGCAATATAAAATAGATATGATCGCAGACGGTATCGAAAGAGCTAAGATGCGTGAAGAGGGCCGAAGTTATTTCGGCATGTAAATACTTTCCCAAGTTAGTTGAGTTTTGGTTAAAAAGAGTAGTGAAATTAGTAGCTGCTCTTTTTTTTTGGGAAAAGGTGTGTATATTATTTGCGTAAACTATACTGTTTGGTGACAACTTTTAGTGTTTGTGACAACTTGTGACAACTTTTTTATTAGTTTGTCACCACTTAACTAATTGATTATTAATAAGTTATATTGAAAAGTGACAGAGTGACAACTTCAAAGTCATTTTGTATTTAAAAAAAAAAATTAAAAACAGAAAAAAAATAAAAAAAAGAAATAGGGAATAAAAGTTGACACTGTGTCACTTTGTATTTTAAAAGTAAATACATATATTTGTGTAAATCTAATTTAATAAAATTGTTATGGAACAAGGATACACCCCAAGGGAGTTACATTTTGACTCAGAGGGAAGAAACAAACTAACTAGCGGAATTGCTAAAATCTCAAAAGCAGTTAAGTCAACACTAGGCCCAAGAGGGCAAACAGTACTAATAGAATCACGTACACACACGCACGGAATCACGGTTACAAAAGACGGAGTTACGGTTGCTAAAGCAATCGACTTATTAGACCCTGTAGAGAACCTTGCGGTAAAGATGATGAAGGAGGCTGCGGATCGTACGGCGACCTCAGCAGGAGACGGTACAACGACTGCTATTGTGCTTACGGAAGCATTAGTTGAGGCTGGTGAGAAATACATAGATAAGTCGGTAAATCCGACGGTTGTGATACGCGAAATCAACAAACACACTTCACACGTAATAAAGAACTTAGAAAAACAGTCTAAAAAATTGTCTAAGAAAAGACTGCTTGACGTTGCAACAATTTCATCCAACAATGACAAAGAGATTGGGAAAATAATATACGACACTTATAATAAAGTGGGGCAAGACGGATTAGTTACTGTTGAGAATTCACAGGGTCATACCACGTATAGTGAGGTAACAAAAGGTATTAGAGTTGAAAGAGGGTACACATCGAACTTGTTTGTAAATAATCAAAAGAAAGATGAGTGTGTGCTTGAGAATGTAAAGATACTTGTAGTCGATCAAGAGATTAATAACATACTAAGTATTGAGAAAATATTGAAACCCATTATCAGTAACGGCGACAAACTTCTGATAATTGGAAATTGCCATAACAATGTCGTCAATACACTAGCTGCTAATGTCGTTCGAAATGGATTAAAGATATGTAATATCATGCCTCCTCAGTTTGGTTATAAACAACACGAACTAATGAGCGACATTGCTCTAGCGGTAGGTGCAAAATATTTCAGTGAAAAGACTGGTGATGACTTATCTCTAATTAGTATGGAGGACTTAGGTCATGCCGCTAAAGTAATTGCCGGCAGAGACAATACTATTATAATACGTAACCAAGATGAGGTTGCAGAAATACCACAAAGAGTTGAAGAACTTTGGGGTCAGCATAAAAACACTAAAATAAAATCAGAAAAAGATTTTATCCTGCAACGTATCGCTAGTCTAAGCGGAGGTATTGGTGTTATATATGTAGGAGGGAACTCTGATGTAGAGCAAAAAGAAAAATTTGACCGCGTTGATGACGCGGTGTGCGCGGTAAGATCCGCGCTTGAGGAAGGTATTGTCGCTGGAGGAGGAGTACCATTACTTAAGATATCTAAAGATCTTGATATAAATGCAAGTAATGCAGAAGAAAAAGTAGCTCTACAAATATTGAAAGATGCGTTGTCAGTTCCATGTAAACAAATTTTAATAAACGCAGGTGAAGATGAAGATAGTATTATAAAATTCATACTAGATGATAAAAGAGGTTATGATGTAAAGAACCAAGAGTTTGGAGATATGTATAAGATGGGGGTCATAGATCCATTAAAGGTTACAAAGAATGCACTTATAAATGCTGTCTCTGTAGCAACGACTATTCTAAGTACAAATGCTATTATAACATTAGCACGTTCATACGATAATAAACAATAATATGTCAAAAGACAATAGAGTTCCTAATTATTATATAGGAACAAATAAAAAAAGAAACTATCAAGCTAGATATGTTGTTTCAGATTTTGAATGTACTTATAATATAGGAACAGCAGTTACATATTGTTTACGCAGTTCAAGAAAGCACGAAACCCCAGTAGAAGATTTGCATAAGGCAATAGCACATTTAGAATTTGAAATTGAAAGACTAAAAGAAAAAAAATAATATGAAGCCCGTAAATAAGTACATAATAGTAAGAGAAACTATAGAAGAATATAAAACAGACTCAGGATTGCTTTTATCTTCTCAAGATGTAGATGCCTATAGATATAAAAAAGGTATAGTATTAAAGGTAGGAAACAACGTAGAGGTTATAAATGAAGATAACCATATTTACTATGATAAAGCCGCAGGACACAAAATTTTATTAAAAGACGAACCGCTTACGATTATTCAGGAGCGTGATGTTGTAGTTGTTTTGTAGTTTCGTTTATTTTCTTAATTGCGTTTCTATACACTTTGTCGGTATAAGATACATTTTTGTTAAACAAAGGATTTCTTTCAGATATCTCTTCTCCGTTTAGTTTTTTATATATAGTATCTATGATACGTCTTGTTTTATATGTTAGCTCATATAGAGTCGCTTGTTTTCCACTACGCTTTCTCCAAACATGAATCCATTCATCTCTAAGCATTCTATCAAACCTATTAATGTCCCAAGACATAAGTTCTTCATATTCTTTAAAATCTGTTTTTTTAAATAATTGCTCACTGTATAAAAACAACAACATTTCAAGGTCTGGAGTTGTAATACCATACTTTGCTTTTACCCAATATCTAATAACTCTCCAATATTTTAGGTAATCATTAGTAGGTTCTTTTCTGTCGTAATTGTTTCTTATAGAAGATTTAATAGTTATCAAGATTTGTATTAGATTTAAAATTTGTTAATACTGTGCATTTTTCATATTCTTCTTTTTCTTCAAAATAATTTATCATATGATTTATGTCTTCAATATCGATATGTGGATTAGTAGGATCAAAGGGTAATATTACTTCATCTAGGTATAAACCAATTTCTTCAAATGTATTTTCTCCAGTTATTAAACTGTAACCAACACTCATTCCGTCATCATAAGTTTGTAGAAAATCATCCATAAAATAATTGTTATCTTTGTAAAGATATTAATAATTTTAAAATTTAAAAAATGAAACAAGGTTATAATGACAGACTTGACGAATCTATAGGTTCAAGAGATGGAAAAAAATCTCAGTCTATGAAAGACAGAAGAGACGAAAGTAAAGGAATGTCTAAAAAAATGTATGGTCACGCATACGGTGCAGACAAAGGAATGTCATACAGACATAAAATTCCTGCACACGTACACAACGTAAAAGGACACCTATCTTCTTTAATTAAGAAGTAATGGCAGGAGGTTTTATTCAAAAGGCTTTTGCGAATGCAAAGAAAAAAGGAACGCTAGGAAAGTGTTCTGGAAAAAAACTAGGTAGTAAATCATGCCCTAAAGGGTCAAAAGCATATAATTTTGCTATGACATTAAAAAAACTTAGAAAAAAGAAATAACAATGGGAAAATTATTTGTTAAATTTGGATTGTGGATTCAATACATCTGGAATAAATTATTATGTGTATGGAACAATTTGCTAGTAAAACTTACTGTGCAGGTACATAATTGTCCAAACAAACTTTGTAAGTGTAAAAAATAAATGAGATCACGAGGACTGGGAGATACTGTTCACAAAGCAGCTAAATTAATTGGGGCTGACAAGGTAGCTAAGGCTTATGAAAAAGTCACAGGCAAACCGTGCGGTTGTCAAGAAAGACGCGACAGCTTAAACAGACTTCATCCTTATAAATAAATAAATAAATAAATAAAATGGCATATCAAAAATTACAAGCATATAGAGCAGCAGCCGTAACACCTAATGATTTAGTTAATATTCCTTTAGTATCATCGCCAACCGGTAAAAATTTCGGTTGTTTATTGTATGTAGGAACAGCAGGTAATATAAAAGTAGAAACTGTCGGAGGAGACGAAGTTACTTTAGTAGGAATCAATACAGGAGCGTTTATACCTGTTCAGGTAGTAAAGGTTTTTGCAACAGGAACTACTGCATCTAACATATTAGCACTCTGGTAAGATGCCTATATTCATAGACATAGGATTAAATATTGGAAGAAACGTGCAACCCGGATTTCCTCCTCCAGGTAGTGATGAGATTATAACGCAACAATCAGCCCCAATGGTTGATGAAGCAACTAGTGATGATTTAATAACAGAATAACATGGCAATAAAATTCTCCCAATTTGTAGTACAAACTAACGCTTCTGCATTGAGTCACATTGTAGGATACAATGGGGCAGATAATATTCAAATAACACCAACTGATTTCATAAATTCATTAGTACCGGGAGGTCCTTTTTTACCACTTGCCGGTGGTACAATGACTGGTGATTTGATTTTTGGTGATGGTGTAGTAGCTAAATTTGGTAATGGTCAAGATTTAAGAATACAATCTTTAAATGATGACGGTTACATACAAAGTTATTCAGGAGATTTATATATCACACAGCAAGCAGATGATAAAGATATAATATTCTCATCTGATGATGGTGCTGGTGGTATTGCTACGTATTTCTTTTTAGATGGTAGCGCAGGTGGCTCATCTCCATTTACTGTTTTTCCTGATAATTCTCATTTAACTTTTGGGACAGGTTATGATTTAAGACAGTATCATAATGGTTCAGATTCTTATCTAGATAATTATACTGGCAATTTAAATATAAGAAATTATGCAGATGATAAAGATATAATATTCCAATCAGATAATGGATCTGGCGGGGTTGCTACATATTTTTATTTAGATGGCGGTAATAATTTTACTAATTTTCAACTAAATGCAAGGTGGGTTGATAATGCTAAAGCGCAGTTTGGTAATAGTGGTGATATGGAAATATATCACGATACAAGTCACTCTTATATCAAATCAGGTGGAACAGGTGATTTATACATTCAACAGTTTAGAGATGATGGTGATATAATATTTCAATCTGATGACGGTTCTGGAGGGGTTACTACATATCTTAAAGTAGATGCTTTATCACAGGCGGTTACATTTGTCAAACCTGCATATTTTACTGATAATGTAAAAGCATTATTTGGTAATTCTTCAGATTTAGAAATATATCACGATGGAAATAATAGTTATATAAAAGATGCTGGTACAGGAAATTTAAACATACTTGGGGAAACAAATATTTTCATAGGTGCATCAACAGGTGGAGCGAATATGGCTCAATTCATAAAAGGTGGTGCAGTAAAACTTAGATATAACGATTCTAACAAATTTGAAACCACAAACACAGGGGTTGGAATAACAGGTCAAGCAGTTGTATCAAATGGTATTGATATAAATGGTGGTAATGTTGATTTAATAGATAATGTTAGATTAAGACTTGGTACTGCATCAGACTTACAGATTTACCACG